TGTAAGACCTCTGCTGGCTTTGGCCCGCAAAGGCAAGACTCGTCGAAGCGTCAACCATCCTGCATTGAGGACTGGATATTAAGAATCAGAAATACAAATGGATTCCGAGGACACCATGAAATGCAAAAACTGCAACGGCACCGGCACCATTCAACTCTTCACGTCATCAAAGGCGTGTGAGTCATGCAATGGCATCGGCGAAACGAAACCGTCAACGCTCATGTGGTGTCATCGTGGATGGGATTGCACGGTAGTCTTCGACCACTCGATTGACGTATGGCGCGGCATCGGCGTATTTGCGTGGTGCGGACTCGGATCGTACGCCACTTCCGAAGAATGGGCCATCCGTGACTTGAATCAGAAGATTGACAAGTTCATCGAAGGCAATAAGCCGCCAAAGGAACGCCATTGGGGAGAAGTGCTGGCGGTACACATTGGCAAGATCATGGCATGTTTGCAGGATAACCGATTCGCGATTCAACAGGTGAAGTGCGCCGTTGAACCCGATGAAGACTTGTTCGAACCGTGGATTGCTAAATGCTTGTCTAATCGCAAGCCGGATGTCGGCGAGTATGTCCAATTCTGGTGGAATGGCGTATATGGCACAATTTAGTATGAGGAGGCGACGATGAGCGAGCCTGATATTGAACGCGGGAAATTACGAATTACTTTTGCTGGTATCGACCACGAAGTTAAATGCGACGTAAGCCGCAACTCTCGTTTTGAAGCCGACGAGATTGTCATTCGATTCCCTAAATCGGAAATCGCATTCGACATCGTTGATGGCAGACCATACCAAATCTCATTGCACACCAACGCGCCGCGAGGTTACGAAAACGTCTATGTCGGCAGAGCCTATGGCGGCTATGGCTATCGTAATCCGCCGAAGAGTTCTTACCCGTTGGATTTAGTTCCGCGCAATTGGTTCATCACGATTCCTTTTGTCCACTTCACGACGGAATGTGAAGCCAAGTTCGTGTACGATCTTCCGTGGCCATTGCCGGACGAAGGCGTACTTCGCGGCGGTATCAAATTTATGCCGATGAAGGTGATGCGATGATGAACTGTGTCGAATATGCCAGACATCTCGACAGCCTTGAGAAGTGGCCACAACCAACCGGCGATGGCGGATTCATTGTTCGCCGCAAGTTTTCACTTTTAATTCGTGTGATGAAAAGTGGGAACACATGGCGAGGGCATCGCAGGGTGATTCACCGGCATCGCTTCCGCAAGCAACGCAAGGCCGATATTGAACGGCGTGGCTCCATGTTGCGAGGCATATCGCCATTGCAGAAAACGAGGTGATGGAATGAACGATCCGATTAGAAAATTTGTCGATGAAGGTCGTATAGCAGTATACCGATACATCGACACTCACAAGACGCGATTGCACATACATGGAATTGGAGATGATGCTACGTATTCTGAGGGCAATGGGCCAATCCGCGAAATTACGCGCAATCAATTCGACGATGCCATGGCGGAATTCAGATTAAGCAAAAACCATTCTCAGAAAGAGAGAGAAAAGCTAATCAAAAAACTCATGGAAAAGGAATCAGAATAAATGCCCACCCAAGCCACTCCAACAGGCTCTCCACAAAAGACCAAGGGAACACTCTCCTCTGTGTCATCATCGTCTCTGATGGACGCGCAAGCGAAATGGATTGTGGACCAATGGGAAGGCGATACCGTCACGTCCATCAGTGATGGCCATGAGACCAAGGCCAAGGTAAAGCACAATGACGACACGACATTGCAGATCGACGGATGGTCCGATGGCATTCCCGATGTTGGCGCAGAGTACGCAATAATCGGCAACAAGGTGACGCCGGACATATCATCGCACGACATTGCCTTGGCGTTGCTTCTGTTCTACGAAGAGGTTCCTGACCACTTCAACGGAATACTGACAAACGAGAATGGTTGGAGGTGGGACGCGGAAAAGCAGGAGTACATCCAGCCAAGCGGTAAGCCGCTGAACGATGGCGACTTAAAGGGACTTGCGATCTTGTTCATTCTCGCCATCGAACAGGACATGCGGCGAGCGGGCGAAAATGTCGGCGTCGGACGCATCAACATCGAAGAATTTCAGGAATATATAGCTTCCACATTGAAGAATATGTACATCGCACTTGGCGCGTTGGGAGCGGGCGGCATATCCGGTCTGACGCCGGAGATACTTGACGCGATCAAGGGAGACGTGGACAAAGCGCCGGGATTGAAGTTCTCTCTTGACCGATTGCAGTTGTTCGCGGCGGCAATTGCAGCGGGTGATATGGCGACGGTGGAAGGAATCGTGGAACGGGCTGGCACCTATGCGGAATCGGGATTGCCGGTCTACGAGGACATTCGCGTCGAGTCACACCGCAACGCCAAGGACGATCAGGGACGACCGCTGTTCCTGTTCTATCGGAACATGCTGACGCCGGGCGAGAATTGTTCGGATGGGGAGCATACGGAAGGTTGCATAGAAACCGCCGATGCTGGCTGGCAACCAATTGGGTCGTTGCCAGAGATAGGGGCGAGAACGTGCAATTTCAGGTGTAGGTGTTACTGGCGATTCAGTCTTACTGGGTTGGAGGAATAACCATGTGGATGATCGGACTTTACTTCCTCATTGGCTTGTTCGTGTTTCTGATCGAATTCGCGAACCTTGGCATGAATCCTGTTGGGACCGCCTTGGTGTGGCCCATCGTTGGAATACGGTTGGCATTCAAGGCCATATGGTCAATGGAATGGCCAAAACCAAATTGCCAAGGCGCGAAACCGCCGCCAACAATGCCACGTCCAGACGTGACGCCTAGTGGTCGTAAGTTATGCCGCTTCTGTAAACACGCCAACAAGCCAGAGGCGTTGTTTTGCTCGCATTGCGGAAGATCATTCGACAAGATCGGTGGTGTGAACCAGAAACCATATGGGATGCGTCCAGAGCCACCGCCAGCACCTCCGAAGCCAAGCGTTCAGCCAACCATTCAAATACTCACCCAATAACCACGTTGGTGATTTCTCTTGCTTTTCTCCACGCCGTTTCTAATATTGGGTAACAGCGGTCATATTTCAGGCGGTGGATACGAAGCCTTTTGACGAAAAAGGTTCGCTACGGCGTTGCTCGGCATCGAACATTGAGAAGTGGCAAAACTCGCGGTGGATGCCCAAAGGCGGATTCGCGGCCCATGAGACCCGATTGCCAAAGGTGGTCGAATGCGAGATGCCCGCGCCGCCGCAATTCAAACAGTGATCTTGGAACCGGAAATCGTCGCGTATTCATGGGCGGATTGTAGCTGAAATGCAGGCAACAATTCAATACGTTTCCGACCTTCTGGCAGGTGCAATCCTGATCGTCGCGGCCATGTTTCATGTTGGCTTGATGGCATGGTTGGCATTCGTAATCGGCGCGGCTCTTATCGCCTTCGCGGTTGTCGGAAGTAATGTTGCGAGCTACATCGCCATGAGGCAGGGAATCACAATCGGCGAGCCGGAACAAATTGACGCGCCGCAACAATAATGAATCTCGTTTCCTTGCTATCCCGGCGCAGTTCACCAGCCGTTGCGCGGAAGGGCGGTGTCGGTTATGGCGGGTACGGCAACAACTTTCCGCTAGGCTCAGCATTTACCGACCGATGGAAGAAGGATCGACAGCCGACGCCATTGGAGTTGATCCGTGAATTGGTCGGCATTGCCTATGTCTGCGTCGATCTGAATTCATCGTGCGTTGCCAATACCAAGCTTGAGTTATTCGTTCGCACGAAACGCGGCGAACGCAAAACGCGGTGGCCAACACGCTCGCTGACGCGAAGCAAGAAGGAATGGCTGGGAGACTGCAAATCCACGACAGCCATGATGACTTCTGGTGAAGTCGAGCAAGTTCTCGAACACCCGATTCTGCGGATTCTGGACATCAACGATCAAGGATTGTCGGTGGACGACTCGGACTATTCCGATACCCGTCCTGCCCTATCCGGCTTTCAGTTGATGCGGATAACCCAGATGTACCTTGAGTCCATCGGCCGCGCCTATTGGCTGGTGGAATTCGACGGGTTGGGTTGTCCTGAAAAGGTCTGGCTTCTCCGCTCGCATTACGTCAAGGAAATGTTCTCGCCCGATGGTAGTGGTCGGATCGACTACTACGAGTACGGTGGTCCCGCTGGCGTCCGATACGATCCAAGACAGATTCTCCGGTTTCTCACTCCCGACCCGAACAATCCGTATCTTGGCGGTTATGCTCCACTGATGGCAGCTATCGAAAAGCTGCGAATATATCGCGGGCAGGACGCCAACATCGGCGCTATCTTGGAGAACTCGGCACGACCGGAAGCAATCTGGTCTCCGTCAGCCAACGGCGATACGGGCGGCATGCTTGGACCAGCAGAGGCCCGCCGGATGGAAGTGGCGATCAATCAGAAGTACCGAGAAGCTGGACGCGGCGGAATCATGGTCCAGCCCTATCCTGGCACCTTGCAACCGATCAGTTGGAAGCCCGGCGACATCATCGACCTTGAGCGCAGTAAGTTGCTCAAGGGCGACATCATGGCGATCTTCGGCGTTCCCGACGCCATGTACGAGCGCAACCAGACGACGGTTGCCGGAGCGAAGACATCCGACTATGCCCATGCGAAGTATGCGGTCATGCCGCGACTGACAAACTTCCTGTCAACGCTTCGCAGTTTATTGCGGATGTATGATCCTGATGGGCGCATGTTCTTCGGCTACATGTCGCCGCTTCCGCCCGACTCCATCTACGAGTTGGAAAGGACTCGGCTTGGCGTCACGAGCGGCGCAATCGAAGTCGATGAAATGCGTGCGTCGATGGACCTTGAGCCATACGGTTCGGCGGCTGGCAAGCTTCGGTATGTGAACACGCAATTGAGTGCGGTGGATCGGGATGGGCATGTGTTCCTTCCATCGACACCGCCGTCATTGCTCCCGCCAGAATTAGTTCCCGATGATTCCGCGTTACCAAAGCCCAAGCCAGAACCGGAAAAGTCGATCCGTTCACGACTGCGCAAGGCCGGATACGCTGATGATGAGATCGTGGCATTGATTGCCAAGCAACCGGAAACGCAAACGCCTTCGGAACTTTGAGAGATAAGCATGGACACGAAAAGTTTTCTGAACATGAAAGCAAACATCGGCAATGTTGTGGAACATGCCGGCACTGGCTTCAATATGCCCGAAGCGGTTGCGCGTAAAATCGACAACCTATCCAAGTCGTCCAGCCTTCCCAAAGACTTTGGCTATCGGCGCATCGCCAAGGCGGCTAGTGAATTTCAATTGGAGGCCGGAAGCCGAACGGATGTAAGCACCATCACGACCGATAGCGTCGATCGTGACATTGAAGTGGTTTTGCCCGGTGGTGGCGATTGGTCAAAGTACAACAAAATTGTGACCTTTGCCCACCGATACGACGAACTGCCCGTAGGCTCCAATCTGTGGATCAAGCCCAAGGCAAATGGGTTGATCGGCAAGACGCACTATCCAGAGAAGCCAGCCGATTGGGGTGATGCGCCGTGGCTTCCGTCAGCCATCCTGCACCTGATGCAGCAACCCGTGCCGACTTGCACGGGCAAGAGCATCGGTTTCTTGCCGTTGAATGTGCGGGCGGCAACGCAGCAGGAAAAGACGGCGCATCCTGAATGGGATGGTGTGCCGATCATCGATAAATGGTCCGGCATCGAGTACGCCGTCGCACCAGTGCCGGCGAATCCCGACGCGGAGATGGATGCGGTCAGCAAGGGCATCAAGGATGGGTCGTTCGATCCGAAGACGGGCGAACTGATTGCCAAGGAATATCAGCGGTATTCCAGCAAGGGAACGATGGACTTCATTCCCGCGTTACGAATCATTGCCGAGCATGGTCCGGTGACTACCGAAGCAATCGGAAAGTTGCTCGGACTGAATGGCGTGAAGATCGTCAACGTCATTCGGTTCCTGATGCAGCATCGCTATGTGGATGAGGCAGATGGTGCATACAAGGCGACAGATGCTGGCTGGGGCGCTCTTGCCGCCGCTGGCGATCCACAATCATCCATCGTGATGGGCAGCAAGGCTGTGACGCGAATCACGGGATTGCTTGACGCCAAGCAGGTGTCCAAGGGATTCACGCAGCCGGGCGATACGCCGGTTCCGCTGGCACGGACCTACACGCAATATATCGACAACGGAGACACATTCGAGCCAATCGGAAATGTGAAACTTGCAGGCGAATTAGATCAATTCGCGTATCGGATTGTCAGCACTTGGACTGGTATTGCATTCGCGAAGATGCAATGTCAGACGGATGAGCTTTACTATTTCGAGAATAGTGCGATGAATGACGCGCTTACCGAGATAGACAAGTTCTGGGATTTGAAGCCAGATTATGACAAATTGAAACTAATGCACAACCGGGGCATCATGATGTATGGTCCTCCCGGCATGGGCAAAACGGCATGCGCCCATCAAATCGCCAAGATGATTGTGGACCGTGGCGATGTGGTGTTTTACGCCAACAGCATCAGCACGCTGATTGACGGGCTTACCGCATTTCGGGATGTTGAGCCAGATCGCAAGGTGGTTGTTGTTCTTGAAGATGCTGACGAATACGTTGGTTATGAGGAACGCAACTTTCTTCAATTGCTGGATGGAGAAAAGTCGATCAGCGGAATCTTGTATCTTGCGACCACGAATTATATTGAAAACTTTCCGCCGCGCGTTCTACGTCCCGGTCGATTCGACAAGAAAATCTTCGTTGGTCCGCCGCCCATCGCCGGACGAAAGGCGTATCTATCCAAAAAGCTTGCGGGAATCGAAAACGACGCGGAAATCGACCGTCTCGCCAAGGCGACAGACGGTATGTCATTCGGTGATTTGCGTGAGCTTATCACGGCCGTCTACGCCTTGAAGGAACCAGTTGAATCAGTGTTGGCGCGATTGAAGGGCCGCATGTCGGGACGAAAGGCCGCGTTGGATTTGGCAATCAAATGGAAATCAACCATGACTGAAAACGACAATTCCGGCGGTGGCAATCTCGTTCCCGACAACATGCCTGAATGCCCGAAGTGCAAGTGTTCTGATGCGGTCAAGCTTGAACCGCCGCCGCCCGGAACGGAGTCGCCATGCGACCAATACAAGTGCTGGAAGTGCGGGACACAGTTTGAGAAGATGAAGGACGATGACGGCGGCGACGATATGGGATTGTCCGCGAAGCCACCGGAATCCAAGAACTCATCCGGCGACGTTCCCGATAATCAGGTGGATAGTCCCGTCCAAGTCCCGATGCTCTGTCCGGGATGCCAAGAACCCATGACCAAGGGCGAGATGATGGACGTATCTGGTCTTGGCGATTGCGACACGTTCAAGTGCGAAAAGTGCGATACGACCGTGTACGTCCCGCGTGTTGCCAAACAGGCGGACAAGACTGTCAAGACGGAAGGCACTAAGAAACTCAACACCGCATGCGAGTCTCGCGCCATGTCGGCGGCAAAGTCCGGCAAATTCAATGAAGGCGAATGGGACGCGCCCAATGGCGGTGATCGCAAGGAAGAGGATTGTCTCGGCATTCGTGAAGGCGCGGACGTGGAGCCTTCCGCCAAGTACACCGATCCAATCTTCAAGGATGGTGAACTCTATCGCCGTGCGGTTGCCAACGTGGAATCACGGGAAAGCGGTTCATCCATCGGTGAAGCAGCCAAGCGGATTATGGCGGCGATCATGGAGCATGACAAGAAATCCATGGAGCCGTTCTATTCACCAAAGACCATCGAAAGAGCAAAGGCGCAGGCGAAGGAAGAGAAGATCAATCAGTACGTCGCACGCCTCGATAAGGCTCTTGTTGATGCGGTTGATAAGCGACGCGGAAGAGTATGAATTAGAAATGGCCGATCGCGATTTCGATGAATTCATCAAAGAGATCCGATCTGGGGTAAGATTGTGGTGTGATAACTTTCGCGCTAACAAGCCAGAAGACAACAAGATTGCAATGTGCGATTTGATTGAGGCGGCTGCAAAGGATTTACGCGATCATCTTCACAATATCGCATGGGCTGAAATAGGGCATACCACTTGGGAGAAAGTGGACGGAAAGCCTCGACGCATCGGACCATTGGCTTGTAGTTCGTGGTGGTCCGATGGTCCACCAAAGACAGACAGTCGGTGCAATTGCGTTGGATGCCAATCAGTACGACGCGAACGGCAGGAATGGGAAGACGGTAAAGTTTCGTCTTTGCCATTGTAAGTTTTCACTTGCTTTTCTAAAACAACAACTTAACATTAGTTCGTCACGCTGGGTGGACAGGTCAACGAAAGGTGTCCTTAGCTATCAACCGCAAGGTGGAGATAGAAGGGATTCCAATCGCCGAGATGCTGATCCTAGTGCAAAGAACCGTAATTCTTTTCACAAGGATCATCATGAAATACGTAACCCTCGATCAACCATACAAGACTCACGCCAAGGGCGAAACTGCACCATTTGAGGATGCCGCCGCCGACACACTCATCGAATTGGAGGTCGGCAAACTTGGCACCGCGCCAGCCGTTTCCGCCGAACCAACCGACGATGAAATCAACGCAGCCATCGACCGCCGCCTCAAGAGCATCGTCAGTGGCTTGGCACCGCAGGGCAAGCGGTTCAGCAACCACGACATTGACATGACACCTAAGACGCGGGTGTACGCTCAGTGCCGAAACTACGGCTCGATGAAGAACTGGCCCAACACTGATGCAGGCCGCGAGCAGGCGTTTCGCTTCGGCCATTGGTTCCGCGCCTTGTGCGCTCTGACGTTGCCGAGCATGTCCTATGCTCGATCTTCGCTGGAATACTGCCAGAAGAACGGCATGGCATTCATTGAGGATGTGGGAACCAAGTCCAGCGTCGAAAATATCAACAGTTCATCGGGCTTCCTTGTCCCGATCGAATTTGACGACAACCTGATCGATCTTCGCGAAAAGTACGGAGTCTTCCGCAACTACGCCAAGGTCGAGCCGATGATGTCGGACACGAAGAACATCCCGCGCCGCCTGGCTGGTTTGACTGCCACATTCGCGACGGAAGCGTCGGCGCTGAACAACTCCCAAAAGATGTGGGATCAGGTCCAATTGGTTGCCAAGAAACTTGGCGTGACCACGCAATATTCCAACGAGCTTGGCGAAGACGCCATGATTAACGTGGGTGACGATCTGGCCGGCGAAATCGCCTACGCCTTCTCGCTCAAGGAAGATCAGTGCGGATTCACCGGAAACTCCACCAGCACATACGGCGGCATCATTGGCGTTGGGCAGGCATTGCTCAACGTCGATCCGACGCCTTCCAACGTGCTTGGTCTGACGGTCGGAGCCACCGGCACCGCTGCGTCGTGGGCTGGCTTCACGCTGGCGAATTTTAACTCGGTGGTTGGTTCACTGCCGGAGTACGCGGACAACCCCGTCACGACCAAGTGGTATGTCCACAAGACCTTCTGGGGTCAGGTCATGCAGCGTCTGGCCACGGCGGCAGGCGGCAACAAGGTTGAGAACATCGTCGATGGCGTTCGGGTCAAGGAATTCCTTGGCTACGAGGTGGTCATTTCGCAGGTCATGCCCAAGACGGCGGCGGCAACATCAGTTGTCGCACTCTTTGGCGATTTGCGTCGGGCGTGCAGCTTTGGTGAACGTCGGATGACAGCCATCAAGGTCAGCGACATCGCTTACGTCAACGGCAATTCGTCATTCGAGACGGACCAGTTGGCGATTCGCGGCACCGAACGGTTCGACATCGTTGTCCACGACGTTGGCGAATCGAGTGAAACCAGCACGGCCAATTCGCGTGATCCGAACGTCGGCCCGCAGGCTGGGCCAATGGTCGGTCTCTGTACCGCCGCAAGTTAATGGTGTGTCTCTTGCGTCATTGACTTCACCACTCCAGAAATAAGGATTTCCCATGTTTGTCCTTCAATCAACAAAAGAATACGCCACGCAGCCGGCGTCGTATTCCGCTGGCGCGACGGCCACGCTGCAAGTCGATACCAATGGGTACAGCGAAGGCTTGCTCAGCGTCAATTTCGGGTCGCTGTCCCAACCGTCGGAAGTGCCGAGTGTGATCAGTATCAGCGAAAGCGATACGACCTACGCATCGACATTTGTTACGGTTGCCGGTTCGTCACAGACGAGCAATCTCACCAGCATCAACTCCGCTGGCGCGGCATCGCAGGTCGTCCGCTGGTCCATGTCGCTGAACAACGGCACCCGCAAGCGATACCAGCAGATCAATGTGACCGTGACGACTGCGCAGGTTCTCGACCTTCGGGCCATTCTCGCCCGACCACAACAGTCGCCGTGGAATAACACGCTGGCGAATGTCGTGTCGCAGATCAACATCGCCTGATTCCAAGATGGTCTAACTTGCTTGCAATTAATCCTGCAAGCAAGTTAGACTGTCTGGTATGGATGAAGTCACCAAGTCTGGTCGTGGCGTTCTGTACATCTATTGGGGCAACAACGCACTGCCGTATCTTCGGCGGTCTGTCGAATCACTCAACAAATGGCATCCTGAATTGCCCGTCAAGGCAATAGAGTTGAAGGATGCCGCATTGCCGGATAAGTCGGCGATGTATGACTTGTCTCCGTTCGCCGAAACGCTGTTTCTGGACATTGATACCGTCGTGATGGGGCGGTTAGATTTCGGATTCGATCATGCGAAACGGAACGGCAGTATCGCATGCTGCATTTGCGAGAATCCATGGCTGCGCCGGTATCAAGAGGAATCGCAAATCGGCGATGCAATCGAGTACAACAGCGGCGTTGTTTTCTTCACTGAGGGAAGCAAACCAATATTCGATCTATGGAAGCAAATTGCCGTAAATGTCAGCGGCGATCTTGAATTCATGCGTAGTGGCGAGAAGGCGGTGATGCCACAGAATGACCAGCAATCATTCTCACTGGCAATCAGGAATAGCGGATGCACACCAGCCATCCTTCCTCTTAATTGGAACTTCAGCCCCTCGTGGCATTCTGGACACTTTGGGCCGATCAAGATTTGGCGTGACTACCGCGAGCCTCCGCTGGCAACCATTGAATTTTCCGAATCACAATCGAAATCGGGAGAAGTGATCGACTTCCGCCATATTGTGTGGGGTCAGGTCAAAAGTGCTGATCTTGATTTGGACCTTGGCGAACTTCCGCTAAGGGAAGCCTATCCGCTTGATCAGATTCCCGGCGATTGCAAGAGCATCACGGCTGAACACATTCTGCAAAAGTTCAGCCATCGCAAGACGTTGGATGTTCTGATTGGTTGGGCGAGGGCGTTGAAAGAGGGCGGCACGCTTCGGGTGTCGGTTCCTGATTTCCGCCATATTGCCAAGGCTGTTGTTGCCAACGTGTCGTTTCCGGTCGATGAATGCGTGATGGGAACGCATGGCGACAAGGATGACCATAACGGTGCAGTATTCAGTCGTGAGGCTCTACGTGGCGCGTTGCTGAAGATCGGGTTGCGGCATGTGCGGCCATGGTTTGGCAAGAATGGAAACGGGATCATCGGGCTGGAAGCCGACAAGCCCATCCGAACGGAAGTACGAAACACGATTGCGGTCATGACGGCACCGCGATCGGTCCCACGAGACCACGTTCATTGCGCCTTCAATGCGTTCCTTGACACGCATGTGAGATACCAGATCAGCGGTGGAGCTTACTGGCAGCATGCCATCGCCGGCTTGATGGAGGACGCGGCGGAACACTACGATTACGTTATTTCGTGTGACTCCGATGTTTTGTTCACTAGTCAAGACGTACGCGATCTTTACCGCCTGATACGTGACAACCCTCATGCCGACGCAATCGCAGCCGTTCATGTTCGCCGTGGCGATGGCATGGCATTATTCGTTGACACGGAAGCCGATCCAAAACAGACAGGACCGAGACAGATTGATCGGACGCGGTTCGATGCCGAGTTGTTCCCATCGCTGTCTGCGCATTTCGGTCTGACGATCTTCCGTTCGTCGTCATTGAAGAAACTTGCCCATCCGTGGTTTGTCGGCAAGCCGAATGAAGAGGGACGATGGCGCAATGGCCAGACCGATCCAGATACGGCGTTTTGGGAAGAGTGGCGGAAGGCTGGCATGACGCTGTTCATCGCGCCATGGGTCAATTTGGGCCACTGTGAATATCAGGTGGCATGGTTCGGCGAGGATGGGAAAGTGTTCCATCAGGCCGTGAATGATTATCTGGAATCAGGAATGCCGATAGAGGCGAGACAGTGACATGAGCCTTTTGCATGAACAGCCTCTGACCAACATCACCGGAGTGGAAGGAAAGGCATATTGCTTCCATTGTCCCGCGTGTGGAGAGGGTCACTTCTATGCCGTTGATGCAAAAGGTGGTCCGTCGTGGATGTTTAACGGAAGCATGGATTCGCCCACATTTACTCCATCGCTGAAAGTCGGCGGTGTCGAGAAAATGACAGATGCGGAATACGACGCCATCATGCGAGGCGAGAAGATTGCAGTGCGTCCGAAGTGCTGTCATCTGAACATCACCAATGGCAAGATTATCTATCAAGGCGATTGCACCCATTCGATGCGTGGCACAACAATCAACATGGTGGATTTCGACGAATAAGGAAAAGCAAGATGATTGAATTTCTAGTTGACACCGATCAGGTATACGAAAAGGGTTCGCGACACCAGTTCGGAAACGGCATGGAAGAAATCTATGTCAATGATCGTCGCGTAGCTCGTTTCGTCGATCCGCCAAAGTCGGAGAAGCCAGATGAGACGCCGAACGTGGTGCGGGCGATGGCTGGACGGAAGTTTGACGTTGAGCGGAAAAACCGGATGCTCGACGCGGATGAAGTTGTGAAGAAGTGAGCGGAGTTCGGCGGCAATCATCATGGCAATTTTTGACCTGATTACCGTCGATAGGGCGATCCAGAACGCCACATTGGCGGCACTGAATGCGACGAATCCGGCGTATCTTCAATCGCTGATCGACGCCGTATCGGATTCGATTTGCCGATACTGTTGCAGGGACTTCACCCAGCAGACGTATCAGGATTATATGTCGATCGACGTGGTCCAGTGCCGCGTTCCGATCCTGATCCGGCAATATCCTGTTGTACAGATAACCCGTGTCGCATTGGCTGTTCGCGCCTTGCAGGTTCAGAACAGCAACAACACAACCAATCAGCGGGCTACGGTTCAGGTGGACACCAATGGAGTCAACCTGTTCACCGTGGCCAGTGCGGTCCCGACAACGGTAACTCTGTCATTCGCTGATTACCCGACCATTCAGGCGATGGCCAATGCCATCAACGCCGTAGGTAACGGATGGACGACGGCGATATGGTCTGGCGCGAACGGCAGCTATGCCTTGTGGCCTTCCGCTGACTTGAAGCCGATGCAAGGCGCGGTGACGACATTCCTTGGCGGTTCGTATCTGGAACTGTATGAGGACACCTACACGAGCTCGATGATCGGAGATTGGTGGGATGATGGCGACGGACCGTCAACCTATTCGTCGAGCGGTCCGGGCTGGCGATTGCAGGGTGACACGGGCGAGATGTACTTCAAGTGCCGTCGCGGCTCACTGAATCTGCGCATCGACTATGAGGCTGGATATGCGACCATTCCGGCATCCGTGCAAGAGGCGTGCGTGCAGTTGATCCAGTGGACCTATCAGAATTCGAATGTGAATCTGGCAATGAAGTCGGCTAAAATTGAGGATTATTCGTACACGCTTTCCGATACGGCGGCGTGGCCAACAAGCGTACTTTTGACGCTGAATCTCGTTAAGGCGTGGGATCGATTGGCCAACTACTAAGGAGCATGAAATGTCGTCATTGTTGTCAACAACTGTAGGAATCGGAGTTTCCGGCGCTGGCGAACAGGTCACATTTGGGGCGGTGACACAGAATGTCAGTTTCAATGACTCGAACGCCATAACTTCGATCACGAACGGAACCGGAAGCGGACAAGCCCAGCATGCCCAATATGTGGTTTTGACGCCGGCAACCAGCGGAGGAACAACATACAGCCTTGCTGCATTGCCCGGCGGCTTGGATGGTGAAACGCGCGATTATACCGCCATCACATGGATCAAGATCGAAAATCTCGACGATACCAATTCGGTAACTATCGAAGGTGGCGCATCAAATGGTTGGGTCGGCATCAATGGCGTCACCACTGGAAACCCGCTGACACTGAATCCGGGTGACGTGTTCTGCCGGTTCTCTCCGGGAACGCCGCTTCCGGTCAGCGGGACGAACGAGACAATTCTCATGGTCGCATCGGGCGGCACTCCGAATGTAGGGGTATCGTTACTTGGATTGGGTACATAATGTCGCTTCTGAGCCTTCTTGACAAAGTCTGCAATGTTCAGGTGAGTACGCCCAATCCCGATCCAGCGGGATCTCCAAATCCGCTTTGGTCTAATGTTCTGGTTGGCATACCATGCGCCTTAAGTACGGATCGGGAAGTGGAAAATCCAGATTTTCAGCGTGATGATTCATTGCTATATTTCAAATTGAGTACGGCACAGAACATCAATGCTACCACGCAAAATCGAATCGTTATTGCTGGCGTAATTTACGCAGTCAGGGTGGGAACGACCTATGCGAGCAATACCCTGATAGCTCCCGATCTGGTATGTACGACTAAATTAGTTTTGAGGCGTTGAGATGGTTGTAACGTGGATTAGTAATGGCACAGGATCAATGGATGGATCGTTCACCAACACGGCGAACTGGTCCACTGGAAGTGTGCCTACCACCAGCGATGTCATTGTGTTCGATGGCACGGGTACATTCAATCTCACGTCAAATCTCGACCAGCACACCGTCGCATTCGGATCAATCATCGTTTATCAAGCATCGACGGTGCAAATCGGTTCCATCGTTGGCGGCGTGCGGACCTACTTGCAGCATGCCGCGCCGAACGTCTATATCGGTCAGCGGCAAGGAAGTGGAGCGGCAAGCGGATCAGAGTTGTTGATGTTTGACAGCGGCGGCACGTCATGCACCTACGCAATCTTTGACAGCAGTAGCCAAGCATCCATACCGACGCTTCCGCCGATTCAGTTGATTGGTTCAGCATTGACGGTTGACATGAGCGGCGGAAATTTCGGCGCTGCCTGTCAAACTTCCGAGGTGGCCACGCTTGCCGCGTTGACGATTAGCCTGAATGGAAATGGTGGATTGAGTGTGTCGCCAGCGCAAGCCTATATTGGTGTCGGTGCGACGGTGACAGCATTGACGATGAATGCTGGGACTGTTCTGGATCAGCGTGTTAATGCTTGCACTGCCGCGACAGTGAATGGCGGGACATACACCTATCAGGGAACCGGAGACACGACAACACTGAGTGTTAATTCTGGAGCCGGAACTGGTGGGCAAGTATTCTATTCTGGAACCGGAACCATTGGCACCTTGAATCAGTCCGGCACATTTGACCGCAGTCAGGATGGACGGTCAGTCACAGTGACCAATTGGAATATCTATAGTGGGGCGACAATCAACCTAAACAACGGCGTGAGCGGAAGCACGGTGCGGACGAATCCGCCAGCATTGATTGCATGCTCCATGCAGAATTTGAACATCCAGACGAATGTGGGCGAACTCTTCTAGGAGAAGTCATGGCGGCATTTCGATTCAAGGTAACGCATCCAAACAAGCAACCATTCGAACAGCAGAGCGGTCCGCATGCATCAGCGGTTGAGGCTATGTTTCACATGAAGAAAATGCACCCGGAAGGGACCGTGATTGAACCGATCAAGCCTTCCGATCCTGTCGCACAATCGTCGGCATCCGACAAGCAAAAATGAACGCCGAGACCGAAGAATTCTTTCTGCAATTGCGCGAGCGTATCGCATCGGCCATGGATGCCATCGGCAGCGATACTGTCAGTGCAACTCAAGAATCAATATCTGAGTGGTGTCCAGAATTTCACACAGGTCATGGCGGTCACAGTCCAATCGGTGGACCGCCTTATCTGGAAACTGGAGCATTGTTCGACGGGATAAGCCACGAAGTAACCGATGATGGATCATCCATCACATTGACCGTGCGGAGCCAGCGGCAAGGACCGGGCGCATGGGCTTACGCATTTCGTTCATCCGGTCGTGGAACAGATTCCCCGCGCACTGGAGAATGGGATCTTGGGCTTGACGTTCCGCAATGGTTGGAAGAAATAACCGAAGGGAACCGGCCTTACATGCGTCCGCAGTTGGATCGACTGGAACATGAATTCCTTGACAATCTGGCTGGACGCCTAATAATGGGT